TGCAGTGATCGCTCTCGGATTCCCTGGAGGCAACATGAGTTTCGGGGTCCGTTATGTATTGGTGAGGAGATTGTAATTGACACAGACTGAGGCACAGTTTCAGAAGTCCATCATCGAGGCTGCCCAGTACATGGGTTGGAAAGCTGTGCATTTCAGAACGGTCAGAGAACAGAAGGTATCCGGTCGTGCGTTCTACCACACCCCAGGTGTGGGGGACGCCGACGGATTCCCAGACCTTGTTCTGGTAAGGGACCGCGTGGTATTTGCAGAGATCAAGAATGATCGCGGTCGCCTATCTGAGAAACAAAAGTTCTGGAGTAAGTATTTGCAAGACGCAAATGCGGAGTACTATGTCTGGCGTCCGAAGGACTGGGACGAGATAAAGAAAGTTTTGTTACGGAGATAGATCCAAGGAAAGCAGGAAGCAACCGATGAATGGCCGATGGTTTAAGCTTGAGTGTCGTGCAATCACGCACGCAAAAGTCATCGAGTTGAATGACAACGAGTTTCGTTTCTGGATCGAGTGCATCGCGTACTCATCTGATCAGGGAACCAATGGATTGATCACCGCGTCATGGGTGCAGCGTGTGGCGCACAGGTCACTGGACGTGGCAGAGAAGCTGGTCGAGGTTGGGTTGTTCGACCGTCAAGATTCCGACTACGTGATCCACGACTACCTCGACTACCAACCGGACTCATCCATTCGCGAGAAGCAAAGAATGGGCGGAACAAAGGGTGCAGCAATACGTTGGGGTAAGCAGGCAAAAAGCGAAGAGGCTATAGGTAACCCATTAGGTAGACCTATAGGTAGACCTAATAGCACGATACGAAACGATACGAATACGAAAGAAAAAAAAGAAAAAGAAAAGGCGAAAGAAAAAGAAATCGTGGCTGCGCCACTCGCCATTATCGAGACTCCAGCCAGGGACGAAGCAGTCATCCTTCGTGAGCTTGCGTCTGACGTACTCCTCGCAAGGAATGACTTCCTGCCACCAGACCTTCAGGGTGACAAGGGTAAGCGTTGGGAGTCAGCGGTTCGCAACCTCATGGTCAAGGACGGTGTTCCGTTTGAGAAGATCGAGTTCGTTGCACGCAACGTGTGGGATCAGGAGTTCCACGCGAACAGGTTCTTGAAACACACAAGCGTACGCTCGACCTTCACTGCTGTACTCAACGCAGTCAATGCCAAGCACAGGCCCAAAGACTTCGCGATCAAAAACGTGGGCGATGCAAAGGCGTCAGCCCTCCTCGCTGCTGCAGAGAGGATGAAGCAAAAGGAAGACGAGGTGTGGACATGAGTGACTTTGATTACACATGCAAGGTATGCGGGGCGACCGCGACCGAGACCAAGAAAGAACTACCGGACAACTGGTGGAACCTCGAAGCGCGAAGCGGTGCCCCAGTCTACGAGCTGCTGAGTAGCTACGCCTGTAGTGCAGCGTGTCTTGCAACATTCATGTTCGCAGTTGCCGTGATGTACGGGAAGAACACGAACTCAGATCTGTCTGGTCTGGTTGATGTTATTGAACGGCTCGACCAAGACGAAGAAGGTTTGTGTTCATGACGCCTTCAGAGTGGACAGCATTCTCTGCGGAGCTTGCGCTGCGCTGGCCGCAGCAATCGAACTTGATTACCGAGAGCTGGATTAAGATCTGGTACCCGGATGTTGAGCCGTACTCCATGGATGAGATTCGCACCGCACTCAAGAACCATGTCGACGACGATCCATCCTGGCTGCCGAACGGTGGGCGACTTGCCAAGTTCGCGGCGTACAACAAAGGCGTTCAATCCAATACCCTCGAGGCAATCCAAATTCGCAAGAGCGATCAGTTGGTGATCGACCAAGAGCATGCATGGCAGAACTGGGAGATCCATCGTGCCAATGGCATCATGCTCGAACCTCTTCCGTTCCCTCGCCCCTCGAAAAAAGAACTCGAAGAGGTCTACACTACGAAGGCACTTCCGAGTAAGGAGAAACCATGGCCGTGATTACCCTTCCACATTTGGTGTGGAAGCCAAGCCCGAATCATTACGCTGGACGCAATGGCGCACACCCAACCGGAATCGTGATCCACGAAACCGAAGGTGCGTACGCTGGTGCAGTTGGTTGGTTCGAGCAAGCAAAGTCTCAGGTGTCCGCACACTTCGTTGTGAACGAAGATGGCACCGAGGTGACGCAGATGGTTGCGTACGCTGATGCAGCGTGGCACGCCGTCAATGCAAACCCGTACACCATTGGCATTGAGATGGCAGGCGAGAAGGCGAACCCTCTCAAGCCAGCACAGATCCAAGCCACAGCAAACCTCGTGGCATTCCTGTGCCATCGCTTCGGTATCAAGCCCGCATACACTGAGCACGCAATGGGTGGCATCGCTACGCACAAGCAGCTTGGTGTGTTTGGTGGTGGACACGTTGACCCAGACTCACCGAACTGGAACGACACCACGTTCATCAACGAGGTCAACGCAGCACTCAAGACCCACACGTTCCCCGCAAACTACGGACTCGTAATTGGGCGGACCACTACGGACGCTAGGAGTAGATGTGAATCTCTTTAGTACTAACCCACCTTCTCTCAAGATGAGCCAGGTTGAAGTCGATGCAGTTACCGGGCTGATGCTCTTGGTCCTCGCTGCAACTATCGTGTCAGTCATTGTTGACGCCATCGCTGGATCGGGTGGCTTCTGGGGTTTGTCTCAGGCAAACCTTGCATGGATCGCAGGCATTGATGCAGTCGTCCTCATTGCAAGTCGTTCATTGATCGCGTCATTCCAGAACGCTGGCATTGGCGCAAGCGTTGGATTCCTCACTCGTGTTGAGGTTGGCATCGCCACTGTTGTCGGTGTAGTGATGACGATGGTGTACGAGGTATCCGCCGCATGGTCAGGTATCGCAGGCAACGTGTCGGCACTTGGAGTGTCAAGCGGCACGATGGCAAAGATCGGTGGCATCATCGCGCTCGCCACTGTGATCGGTCAGGGAATTCAGAAGGCGCTCCAGAACTGGGGCATGGGCGCAGGTGTTCCGCAGCCCGTGGGACCAACGCCTGCACCACCTGCTGGTAAGTAAGTGTTGAAACCTACATGACAAACATGTAGGGTGTAGAAACAATTGCATAGCCCCAAGGAGGCAACATGGAATCAGACAAGATTCATCCACTTCTGTTAGATGATTACATTTTGTTGGCTCGCACTGACGATCCAATCACAAGCAAGCAGGGGGCTAAAGACGTACGCCTCCGTGCATCTGCACAAAAGTTCAAGTTGTTGTCATCGTATGCGTGGACTGGTGACGCCGGTCTTACCGACGAGGAGGCAGCAGCGCACTCCGGACTGATTGATAATCCACGATGCGGATGGTGGAAGCGATCATCCGATCTTCGTCGTGATGGATACATCACACCTACGGGCGATACTCGGATTAACGCAAGCGGAACTCCTCGAATGGTGTGCAAGATCACCGATCTTGGTCTTGAAGTATTTGAACAGATCAGTGCAAAAGCCGACTACACAGAAAAGAAATCGTGAAAGATATTCATGAACTTCTCGAAGAGATTGAAGAAGTTGAGCAAGAGCTTTACCTCTCAATGCTCGCCGCAAAGAGTGCTCGCAATGTAAGAAACAAACTTATTGCAAATGCGATAAGCAAAGGCGCGACTGTTGATCAAGTTGCTGCGTCAGCCAACATCACTCGGGCAACTGTTTACAACATCATCTCGTTTGATAGCTGTCATGTTGATGGCTGTGACAACAAGGCAAGAGCCAAGGGTCTGTGTCCAAAGCACTACGCTAAGGAACGTAGGCAGGAGTTAAAGAAATGAACCTAATCCCCACCAAAGGTATGAAGGCTGCTGCCGAGAAGGGACTCAAGTGGTACTCGGAAGGTCTGGCTGGAGATGGACTTGAGAAGGCAACAGTTACTCGTGCCAAGAAGATCATTAGCGCCGCACAGAGTGGTGAGAACCTGACTCCCAAACATGTCAAGCGGATGCACTCGTTCTTCGAGCGTCATGCAGGTGGCAGGAGTAAGACCAGAGATGAGGTCACGCCGTGGGATGTAGCGTGGGCGTTGTGGGGCGGAGATGCTGGCAGAACTTGGTCAGCAAAAAAAGTTGAACAACTGGGAGAGAACGATGGCTGATTACCCAGCGACATGGAACTGGGATAAAGATGGACCGTTTGTAAGCGGAGAAGTTGTTGACATTCGCTACATGCCAGAGGCAAGGTACGGACCCGTCAACATCATGGAACTAGATGGGCCACAAGGACATGTGTCCGTCTGGTTGTCGCCTGCCGCACTCAAGCGTTGGCTTGATCTTGAGGCACCACAGCAGGGTGACTTTGTGCAGATCCAGTTTGATGGGTGGGAGACAATCGTTGACAAGACTGGCAAGCCAAAGCGACACCCAGAGCGTCCAAACGAAGAGTGGCAGATGCGTACGTTCAGCGCATCAGTGAAGCGTTCTGATGTCCCAACAAGTTCTGTATCCGTGCCTGATTTAGACGCACAGATTAAAGAGCAGTTCTCAGCACAAGAGATTGACGACAGCGACATTCCCTTCTGATAACAAGGAGCTACCGGCATGGCACACCATTCCTTGCTTACACCACAGAAGGTTGTCAATCACCTTGCCGATCTTGGCAAGGACTTAGACATAACCGTCAATGCTTTGCAAAGCGCAGAGCTTGACGCTGTACGCAAGCGTCATGCTGCCAACCTTGCAGAGAGTAAGGCGTTCGTTGAAGCCGAAGGTTCTATGGATCTTCGCAAACACGAGGCTCGTCTTTCCGCTGGAGATCTTGAGGGTGATGCGCTAGTGGCAGAGGCTTTGGTCAGACACCTGCGCGCTACGGTGAGATCAATTGAAACACGCATTGACATTGGCAGAAGTTATGGCGCTGCAGTTCGAGCCGAGTTGTCCATGATGCCATACACAGAGAACCAATGATGGCTGTAAGGCGAGACTGGAAAGCAGCACGAGCGAAGGTGGCTCAGGAAAGAAACTGCCGAGTCTGTGGATCACAGGACACAGTACAAGCGGCACATACCATTGGGAGGACACATGATCCGGTGGATGGTGTCGTTCGTGCTATTGACGTTGTTCCTCTTTGTGTTGTTTGCCATCAGCTTTTTGACGCTCGCCGTCTTGATCTTCTCCCTTATCTCTCTTATGGGGAACAAGCAGCAGCAGTAGAACACGTCGGGATTGTGTCAGCACTTCGTCGCCTTACAAGTAAGCACGAGTAAGGAACGACATGCTCAAAGTTATGTGCGCGATCTGTTTGACTGGGTTGACCACATTGCCTTTGCAGTATCAGGGCGGTCAGGTTCAGACCTCACCGCATATCTATGTGGATTACTGGGGCAGCCAGTGGAAGAAAGATCTCACAACACGCCACGAGGTGTCGACATTCATCAATTACTCGTGCAGGAACTTTGGTCAAATAAAAATAGAACATGTCAATAAGGGGAGAACATGGGACAATCATTCCATTCGGTCAAGAAGCAAGAATACGAACGCGGTTATAACGAAGGTTACGAGAACGGTTTCTTTAACGGATTCTCGAACGTCGGTCAAATGAATATCGTTATTGGCTTTGATAAGTGGCAGTTTGAGTTGGTGTGGAACAATGCATACCCCGGAACAAAGTCACAGATAACACGAGCAATGCGTGACTACAACTCAAAGGTTGCATCTGTTACTCGGCAATATCAAATGAATGTTCGTAATAACTCAGCACACCAAAAGAACAAATAAAGTAGCCTATGGATGTGAAGAGTTATTACAAGTTATTTGACGAGGCGCAAGAACATGGGTGCAAGATTCTTGCCCACCTTGTTCCTTGCAATAACCCATACATTATTCTTGAGGTACGACTTCCCGACACAAAGATTGTTGGAGAGACTGACCCTCGATCACCGCTACCACCTGAGCTTCAAGCACAAGCACTACTTAGCGCAAAAGATTCTGGCCGATGGTCGTGGCCGGAATATGCTTGATTTAGTAGCCTGAACCCGCTAAGGGCTGTACCATCTAGGAAGTTAACTAAGCCCTGGAGGGTTTCAGCATGGCACGTCTTAACCCAACATCTGCCAACACAATGCTCGGTTCAGTGTTTACTGGAACCCAGTACTTGGCGTTGTTCACAACTGACCCCGGTACTACGGGCTCGGGTTCTGAAGTAACTGGTGGCTCATACGCACGCCAGTCAATCACTTGGGCTGCTGCATCAGGTGGTTCGCAATCTTCATCGAACGCACAAAACTTTACTGGTATGCCAGTTGAAGCTTCTGGTGTTCCATACTTTGGCATCTACTCGGCATCAACGGGCGGGACTTATCTTGGCGGAGGTACTGTGTCGGGCGTGGCCTCAGTGCCTTCCGGTGCAACCGTTGCCTTCGCTTCGGGTGCCGTCACTTTGTCGCTGTCGTAATCCATGGCACTTGTTATCTCGAACATTGAGTCGAACCCTACGTTCGACGGGCAATCAAAGGAGCAGTCATGGGAGAAGAAGAAGGAGCAGTTCACGAACTTGTTGGTACTGCTGTAGGAACGGTCATCATCCCTGGTGAAGCCGCATCAAATGTCGTAATTACAATTGAGGAAACCGTGGCGCAAAGCGACGGGGAAAAGGAATAGGTATGACTGCTTTGCTTAACGGCAGAACTCCAACAAACTTGACCTACGAGGGTCTGTTAAATATCTGGCACAACTCAACCGAGACAACTCAAGGCGAACGCCTAGAGCAGATCTACCAGAACGATCTTTTCTACCGGAAAGACTGGGAGAAAATGTACGGTGTCTGGGGTCCAGAAATTGGCGAGCAGTTGCCTGCTGGTTTGATGATTGGATCGTGGGACATCCGTCGTTTCAACGGCGATGGCATTGAGACAGGCGCATGGCGCTCTGCCAAGATCATCACGACTGTTGGCAAGACCGCGCTTGCAAACTACCTCGCAACTGCGACTCCAACCACGACGCCATTCATGAAGTACCTCGGCATCGGGACCGGCTCGACTGCCGCAGCCGTGGGTGATACTGCTCTTGGTGGTGGTACGGGTAGCCCAATCACTGAGGTTCGTGGCGCAGCATCAGGTCAGCGTTTGTTGGGTACAGGTTCTAACACCACCAACGTCTACCAGCAAACCGCTACGTCGGTGGCCGGTAACATCAACGGTGGTACCACGGTGACGATTGCTGAGGCGGGAATGTTTGACAACATCTCCATTCAGACCGTTGCCGGTACTCCATCTGGAACGATGTACGACCGCACCGTACTTAGTGCAACTGCAGTTATTACTTCAGCGGATACATTGCAGCTTACGTTCCAGATCACTTTCTCGTAAGCTATATAGGGAGGGGTGCAAACCTCTCCCACTATTTTTGTAAGGAGCACGGATGCCAAGGGTTCGCTACAACAATATCTCGGGAGCCGCATCCGGGATTAGCATTACGTTGTCGTCTACGTCTACGACAACAATTACCTTCTCTAGTGCTCCGTCGTTTCCTACGATTGCGTCACCGAACTACGCAGTCATTGTCGCGCAACCAGATACCACAAGCGAAGAGATAATGTATCTCACCGCGTATACCTCTGGCGCAACGACTGGCACCGTAACCCGCGCACAAGAGTCCACATCGGGCGTGACGTTTACGGGAACGAACTGGATTCATGGACCGACAAACGTAGACTTCTCGCCCGCAAATGTTGGCGGTACCGCAGGCGCTCCGACAACAGGAACATATGTTGTCGGTCAATTTTGGACGGACTCAAACAACACGCTCTGGGTATGTACTGCTGCCGGTACGCCAGGAACGTGGGTGCAATTAGGACCACCGACCGGATCAGTTCAAGCCTACGCAGCATCAACTGCACCAAGCGGCTGGTTGTTGTGTGATGGCTCGCAGGTTTCTCGCACAACGTACGCTACGTTGTTTGCGCTTATCGGAACCACCTATGGCGTCGGCGATGGCTCAACGACTTTTAACATCCCCGACATGCGCGAACGCATACCGATTGGGTTAGGAACTCAAAACACACTAAGCGCAAACGATGGAGTGGGAACCTCTCCAACGGCTCCGGTTGATACGTTGCGTGTATCTGGAAAGACGTTTTCTACAACAACGGTAGCAAACAACACGGGAACGGGAACAACGAGCTCGGCTAGTTCTTCGCTCAACAGTTTTGCGGGCGGTGGTTCAACGGGTGCTACGCAAATAACCCACACCCACAGTATCCCCGCATTGACCATCCCGTCTTTGACGGTAAACGCTGCCTCGCTGTATTATCAAGTTCTTAATTTCATAATCAAAACCTAACCGTATGGCATACGGAGGCGCAACTTACGCGGGCGTACCTTATGGGTCTGGCAAGCTTCCCAAACAATACACTCGTACCAACACAGATACTCAAGCAAGCTCAGACACTGTCACCCGCGTTACAGTTGCCAAACGTACCGCTACAGATACTCAGGCTAGTACAGATTCTGTCACCCGCGTTGTAACAGCTAGCCGTACTGCCACAGATACTCAGGCTAGCTCAGACACCGTTACGCGAGCGGTCAAGTTTGCTCGTTCTATTACGGATACTCAAGCATCGTCTGACTCCGTCACGCGAGTTGCGACAACTGTTCGTTCTGTTTCGGATACTCAAGCGTCAACCGATACTCTTGTCAGAGTTACGGTTTCGCGTCGTGCTGCTAACGACACACAAGGGTCAAGCGATACCGCCACGCGATTCGTCGCGTTCTCTCGCACTCAAACAGATACACAAGCGTCATCGGATTCAGTAAATACAAAATCTAGTTTTACTCGTTCCGTTGCAGATAGCCAATCTTCATCAGATTCGATCACGCGCAATGTCGCGTTTTCTCGTTCTGCAAGCGACACACAAACTTCCAGCGATACCGCAAGTCGTGTTGCAACATATTCAAGAACCATTTTGGACACGCAAGCAAGCTCCGATACGGTCACTCGCGTCACGGTTGCCAAAAGAACCGCTACTGATACTCAGGCAAGCTCTGACTCTCTTAGCACGGTAGGAACGTACAAGCGTTCTGCGAGCGACACACAAAGCTCAAGTGATTTTGTATCGCGCTCCGTTGGATTCTCGCGCAGCGCAAGCGACACACAAGCAAGCTCCGACACTCTTAGACGTTCTGTTGGATTCTCGCGCACTGCCACAGATACTCAAGCAAGCAGTGGCTCGGTTACTTCTGTTGTCATTGACAATTTCACCGGGACTGGATCATTTGCATTCTCGGGAACGGCAACAGGTGTTGTCACTATCCCAGCAACTGCTGCGATGGTTTTGGCATTTACCGCTGTATCTACAGCAACAACGGTTGAGAACGCAACAGCAGCAGCAGCGTTTGGATTTGCTGGCGTTTCTTCGGCGACAGTTGTTGAGCCAAGTACGGGTTCATCTGGCTTCGCGTTCTCTGGTTCTGGTACTGGCGTTAATGTTCTGCCCGCTACAGGATCTGGCGCATACAGTTTCTCAGCGTCAGCAACTGCCATCGTGGTGGTGCCCGCTACTGCAACAGGTACCTACAGCTTCTCTGGTGCATCTACGGCAACTGTTGTTATTACGGCCACGGGCGCAAGTTCATTCAATTTTGCTGGAAGCGCAACAGCAACGGTTGTGGTTCCAGCAACAGCAACAGGAACGTACTCGTACTCAGGATCATCCACCGCAACAGTTGTGGTTCCCGCAACCGCGTCTGGGTCATTCAGTTTTAGCGCGTCGTCCACGGCAACGGTTGTTGTGCCTGCGACCGCTACCGCAGCGTTTAGTTTCTCAGGAGTCTCAACTGCTACCACGGTAGAAACGGCGACCGCTGCCGCAGCGTTTGGATTTGCTGGCGTATCCACAGCAACAACAGTCGAGTCAGCTACCGCAGCCGGAGCGTTTGCCTTCACTGCTGTTTCGACCGCAACTGTTGTTGAACCCTCGATTGCGAGCGGAACGTACTCGTTCTCGGCAACAAGTACGGCAGTTACAACAATCTCAGCAACGGGAACTTTCTCTGCATCGTTTGCGGCGACATCGACGGCTACAGTTGTAGCACAAGAGATCGGTTCCGGATCTTTTAGTTACAACGCATCATCTACCGCAACAATAGTTGTTCTTGCAACTGCGGCAGCAACATTTGGATTTGCCGCAACATCAACAGCAACCACGGTTGAAAGCGCAACCGCTGCTGAAGCGTTTGCCTTTACCGCAGTATCAACGGCTACGCTGGTTGAACCCTCAACCGCAAGCGGATCGTTTGGCTTCTCTGCTTCTGTTGCTGGACTTATCGTTGTTCCTGCCACCGCAACTGGAACGTACAACTTTAGCGGGTCTGCACTTGGTCTTGTTTTCTCCGCTAGCGGATCTGGTACCTACGAGTTTGCTGGAAGTGGAACCGCAATATGGTTCCTGCCATATGTGGGAACAGGGTCGTACAGTTTCTCGGGATCATCAACTGCCACGGTTGTTGTTCCCGCTACTGCAACTGAGTCGTTTGATTTCTCCGCAACTGCTACCGCTACGGTGGTGGTGCCGGAGACGGGATCTGCCAGCTTCAATTACAACGGAGCAAGTACTGCTAGCACTATCGTCCCTGCGAGCGCAGCGTTTGTCTCGGCTTATCTGGGAATTTCTTCCGCAACGGTTGAGGAGTTTGCAACCGCCGCTGGCGTATTTGGATTCTCCGCTGTTTCCTCTGCTGTCCTCGTTGAGCCAAGTACTGCATCAGGAAGCGGAGCCTTCAATGGTTCCGGTACTGGTTTGGTTATTGCAATTGAGACCGGCACCGGCACCTATCAATTTGCTGGCGCAGCAAGCGCAATTGTCTCCCTGTCTGCAACTGGCACAGGTACGTCAACCTTTACCGCATCATCAACTGCGCTGGTTGTTTGCCCCGAGGTTGGTACAGGAAGCTTTGTCTTTGGTGCAACCAGCACGGGAACAGTTGTACAGAATGGGACAGGTTCTGGTACAACAACCTTTACCGCAAGTGGTACAGCATCAGCGTTCTTTCCGAGCGTTGGGCAACTCTCGGTCAACTTCATTGCAATGGGAACGGCAACAACTCGTCAGCAGTTCCTTGCGTTTATTACCGTCAGCAGTTTGCTGGCGTACGTTGCAAACGTAACGTCTCAGTCTACAAACACTTTGAATGTCAGCAGCGAACTCGTAACAACTACTACACTTTCCAGTGAAGCCGTTTACGATACTGGTATATCTTCTCAAGCAGTCAACACAATGGAGATTGATTCCATATGAGCATCACAAAATACGTGCAGGGAGACCTTGTCGATTTCCCATTCTCCGTCATAGATGAATCGGGGAATCTTGTAGACCCTGACATTGTGGAATTCAATTTCACTTGTGGCACCGTGGGACCAATCAAGTTCACATACACCGGAGCCTTAACGCCAGGAACAAACACCGTATGGCGTACAGGAACAGGCGAGTATCGTGCCCGCGTTGACACGACTTCAATGTCGGGAACATTTCAGGGCGCAGGCATTTCTCGTGGTGTCGGTCAAGCAGTTGGGACCATCTCGGTTCTCATTGTTCCAAACACATTGTTACCGTGAACGAAGAAAACGATCTGCTTGAGATTGCCCGTTCAATTGTTCGTGGCGACCGGCAAAAAGATTACGGTAATCCCGAGGACAACCTCACGCGCATTGGAATTGTGTGGGGCGCTCTTCTTATGCAAGACGCTATTCCGCCACGAACGGTTGCGCTTATGCTGGCAGGCATGAAACTTGTTCGTGCATCAAACAGAGACAATCGAGATGATTTTGTAGACGCAGTTGGTTATCTTGTTTTGGCTGACGAATCTGGGCAAAAGTAGGAATTTGCCCTAAAATGCAGAAATTACAATTTGTACTGTTTCCCTTATAAAGGAACTGCATGGGACTGCTCAACGATATACAGCAACAAAATAGGACTGGAACTCAAAAAGGTTGTTCCATTCAAAAATTGTTGGATCAAATGGATTCCCAAGACAAAAAAGATTTAATCAATGCTCTTGATGATCCAAGCATTACTCACGCTTCAATTACTTTTGTGCTCAAGGAACGAGGTCACATTTTGAGTTTGAGCGGAGTAAGCCGACACCGTAAGGGGCTTTGTGGCTGCCCTCGCTGATGAGTTTAATTCTCATCAAAGATTGACAGAGCTTGAGTCAATCAATCGCAAACTCCAACGTCAGCTTTCAGAATCCAAACGAAAGAACGCTGACTTCATTCAAGCGGTGTATCAGGCAGCTCACGACGCGCAAATTGTTGTGGGAACACCTTCTCCTATTCCTGGACCCAAAGCAGACAAACGTCCAAAGCCAGAAACAATGGTTCTTCATCTTACGGACTGGCAGCTTGGAAAAGTAACTCACGGTCCAGAAGCATATGACCCAGATGTTTGTGCAGATCGAGTACGCGACTGTGTGCGACGTGCCATCAAAGTTACCGAGATCCAGCGCGCGGCTCACCCTGTTCCAGAATGTTGGCTGCTTCTTGGGGGCGACCTTGTTGAGGGAACAAATATCTTCCCAGGACAAGCATGGGAGATTGCTCCCGGTGGTGTGCTGTCGCAGATTTTTGTTGCTGCCAACCTTGTCGAAGAATCCATCATGACCTTGCTGGAACATTTTGAGAAAGTCAACGTGACGTGGGTTGCTGGAAACCATGGGCGCATGGGGCGTGCAAAGTCAGGTGATCACCCACGATCAGACAACACTGATGCAATCCTTGTCGGTATTGTCCGCGACAAACTACGCAAACAAAAACGTCTGAACTGGGTTGAACCGGAGGGCGGATGGTACTCGATGGTACGCATTGGGAACTACACTGCGCTCCTTTGTCACGGTGACCAGATCAAATCTTTTGGTGGCAACGTGCCAGCATTTGGAATTCTTCGTAAGGTCAATGCGTGGGCAACTGGTGTGCTTCCAGAATTCAGAGATTGTTGGATGGGTCACTTCCATCAAGCAATGACACTATCAATGGCGAATGGTGGACGTGTGTTTGTCACTCCATCCACAGAGAGCGGAAGCCAGTATGCCACGGAGTTTGTTGGTGCAAAGGGAAGGCCCGGCCAGCGAGCAGCGTTCGTGTCCCCAGAAAAAGGCGAGATTACTGCAGAGTATCTGCTCTGGTTGCTAAAGTGACTTTAGTTACAAAGGGGCATCATGCTTGCGGGAATCCGTCGCGAGATAGGTTGGTCAAGTAAACGCACAGCTACTGGTCAATCGCGCTCAGAACAAACATCAATACCTGATGCAAAATGGACAACGTGCTCAATTTGTTGGGGCAATGGATTGATCTACACGTCAGACATGAAGTATTACGGATATTGTTTTCAATGCCTTGGGGTTGGATCTGTTCCATTTTTGTAGTAATGTTGCGGAGCAATGACTGCCGGATGCAGTCGCTGTGTCTGAATAGGGGTATTCAGTGACAAAGGGCCGGGGAATAATTCCCTGGCCCTTGTTCTTTGTGAGAGAGGGGGAGCAGCGCCGCTACCAACGCCGCTCGACCCCTACCCCCATTACGAGAGCGGGACTGGAACGCTCTCGTTGTAGTACTTTACAAGGTTGGTAGGTCTGCTTGCAAGGTGGAAAGGTCAATACCCAACGCATCACCCTTCGCCTCGACCATCTCTTGACCGAGGATTGCCCACGCTTCTTCTAAGTAGTGAGCAAGGAATCCGTAGCTGACATCCACCAGCTTGCCCCACGACACGCACTTGATTGAGAACTGGTCATACCCGACAGCAACGATGCAGTGTCCGCCCTCAATGGGAGAGTTCGGCACGTAGGTCCAGGGCTGATTGCCAACGGCTTGGCGCTTGCATGACTCAGGGCACATGATTCCCAGATACGCGCCACCATAGAAGGCAATGGCTTGATGCAGGGCCACAATGTCTTGTGGGTGGACAGGAGCGTATCCTGCGATCTTTGTTCCAAACAGACCCTTTGACTGCCACTGCTGCAAGACGAGGGCTTCATTCAATCCGGTATCAGCGCCACCCGTAAGATCCATGTATGTGGAGAGCAGCTCGCTGTCGTTGGGGCGAGGGTCGTTCTCTTTGACTTCCTCATCCCACGCAGCAATCAAGTGGTCAACACCGGCGATGGTGCAGATCCCATAGGTGTCGTTGAGATCCATGCGCCAGTCCACCACAGGAGCAGGGACGTTATCTGGAGGAGCAGGAAGTTTGCCCTGCGCGTAGACGGCAAGGTCTTTGAGCCCATGCGGGCGGGTGGCAGCAAGGCGTCCAAGCTTCATTACTTTCCCTCGTGAAGTCCGATTTTGGCTGTGGGCTGTGAGATGAACGTGAAGTCCTCACCCTGGTAACGCTGGAGAAGCCATGCGGGGTAGGAGATGGAATGAATGCCAGTGTGCTGTCCTCTGTGATGCGTTGAGCACAGCACCAGCATGTTCGCCTCCGAGTCAACCCATTGCCCCAGCTTCTCGCGGTCGGTGATATCCGGCCAGTCTGCGGTTACCTTTTCAAGGTCAAGGCCATTCTGAGACGCCCATTCAAAATGCGAGTGATGCGTTTCCATCGCCCCACCTTCGGAGTGACGGATTCCGCAGACCCAGCAAGGGGCGTCAAGTTCGTAGACCAAATGATGGTGTGTTCTCTTATAGGTCGAGGATTCAGTTCTCGGCTCATGCTTTGGATATGCAACCAGTTCGTCGAGTGTACGGTGAAGAATGCTCATAACTTATCCTAGGTGTCCGATAAGAACGTATACGGTTGAGCCAAGTACGGCAGCGATAATAGCGACAGCAGTAGTAATCCAGAAGTACGCACGGTGCTGCCTCTTGCTGAGATCTTCGGAAAGTGCTTTCCGCACTTCTCGATCGGCTACCCGAGCTGATTCAATTTTCCCAATGCGACCGTTCTGCACGTTGACTCTTTCAGACAACGTATCAATGGAACGCTTTAATGCCTTATGCTCTTCCATTGCCTCTCTACGGTTTTGCGTAACCGTATCAGTGAGGTTCTGGAGCATCTGCAATATGGCCTCGTTGGGATTCATACAAGCTAGTAAACGTCGTTGCCAGGAGTGGTGTCTGTCTCACCAGGCCACGTTTGAACTGGCGCTTTTGTATTAGTACAGGTCATTTTTGAACCGTTTTTATTGTGGGCCAATATAAACAGAAGTAAGTGTTGCACTACATGAAAAGTCTACAATAGTAAATCCTGCAAGTTGAACTGCTGTGCCTGCAGATATTAGACCAATCCAAGTTCCAGTAAGGCTAAGACCGGAAGCTGCTGTTCCTGGATATGCACAATTAATCATTAGTGGTGTAGAAGAAGACGTTAAATTTTCTCCAAACAATAATCCACCACCAAGAAAAGTGTTACCTATTCCCGTGTCAGTCATGGTGAAGTAAACAAAATAAATACCAGTTGTTCCTATAGTTAAACCTAAAGAGTTCCATCCCATTCCATACGAAGAAGAACCAGTATTTCCATATGAAAAAGAAATCCATCCAGGAGTGCCGGTACCTCCCGATAGTGATTGAGAAGGATAATTTACGTATCCCCAGGGTTTTTGAGAATTGCTATTTGCCTGATTTAACGCAACAAGAGTTTGGGTATCCATTTAAAATCCTCCCAAACAAATAATTTCCATAAACCCATATATTGATTGTGTTGTGGTAGTGGACACGTATGCACCAAGTTGAATAGTTTGTCCAGCAGTTAATCCACCAATATAATTTCCTGTTGCTTCTAGTCCTAGACCGGCTAGCATATTACAAGTTCCTAAAGATATTGCACTATTGTTGCTAAACATTCCAACAGAAACAACTGCGGCAACACTTAAACCAAAACCCAATTGACAGTTAACTATGTACAAACCTGTTACCGGAATGTACAAAGAGTTATTCAATAAAGTCATTCCGTACAAAGCGTTTGCTGTCCCTGCGCCAGTCATTGCATGAAATGAGTTGACGACCGAGTTTGAACCGTAATAAATGTATCCATACGGTTTTTTTGCAAGCGTTCTGTTTTGAGCAATCATCCAAAGCGTTTCAGAATCCATGTCATCAACTCGTTAATAATGCTGCTGCAAGAGAGCATTGAATAGTTGCGGCAGTCTGTGTCCATGCGTAAGTGTGAATAACACTTCCGGTAGCGTATCCTTGGCACACAGAACCGCTTATTGTGTAGTACTGACCAAGAGCTGCAGCATATGTCATATAAGAAGATTGACAAATGTTACTGTTTGAGAATGATCCGTTTACGCTAAATCCAACAGATTTAACATCATTAGTAGTTCCTGAAATTAAAGTAAGTGATGCAGTAACAATATAAATTCCTGGAATATTAAAAGTTAATGAGCCCGACGAGTACGTCACTCCGTAATTTCCAGTACCCGTTGCCGAACTTCCAACGCTTGTCCATGTTGCGCCAGGGTTAGAAAAGTTTGAGTACGATACCGTACCGTACGGTACACCTGGAGATTGAGTTGGAAAATAAATTGTTTCTGAATCCATCAGATCAATCCAGTAATTGAAGTTATTGCACCGTTTGTGTAATTAATAGTGCATGACTCAATGCTTGTTGTTGTTGAAGCAAGCAAGGTAGTACACGACATAGTCGCTGCATTGTTGAGCACAAGCGAAGAATTGTTTACGGTTACAATACTGGTGTTGTTTGGTATTCCCATTCCGGAAACAGGCATACCTGGCGACAAATCAAGAGGTCCATTAATAGTTACGATTGTTGAACCTGCGCTAAAAGTTAAACCGTTTGTGCTTAGTTGAGCGTTTTTGCTCATTATAATTGTTGTTGAGGTCGTTGACACAACGGTTGTATTTACTGGAATACCAGTTCCGCTTACAACCATGCCAGCCACAATGCCTGTGGTTGAAGCAATTGCGGTAATGGTGTTTGACCCCGACGTTGTATTTCCCGTAAACGTGTATCCAGTCAGTGTTGCGGGAAAATTCGTTACCGTCCACTGAGACGCATTAATAAGATCAGATGAGGGACTTCCAAAATAATACGTTGAAATACGAGCACCTTGATCATCAATAAAACCAAACATCCCCTCATTGCCTGGAGTCCCTGGTTTGTACGAAGCGTACAAAAGGCATGGAACCGAAGCGTTAAGGCTTGTCCAAGTTGTGCCACCGTTTGAAGAAATCTGTGCGGAAGTTTGACTGTAACCAGCAACAGGATTCATCATTGGAATGTTTGCATTTGAAAAATTGTTTGGTGTCGAACCGCTAAGTACCAAGTGGTACGTTGATCCGGAAGTTAAATTGTTAAGACCAATCGGTACGCTTACCCAATTGCATGGAAAGATTTCTTGTTTGTAGCTGGTTCCACCATATTGTTGAGACCAAAATGCAGTATATGAACCATCAGAGTTTTCAAACACGCAACGTCCTTGAGACACGTTGCCACCTAAAGATTGCATTCCCCAGTTAGCAATTCCTGTTTGTGAAGATGTATACGCAACCAATGGATAGCTTGTGTAGCTACCAAGATCGGTAAGTAAAGATCCTGCTGCATACATACCTTGGTATACAGTCTGTGGAAATTCTCCAATGTATTGCCATGACCCAGTTGGGTTTGAAAGTTTCCACATCCCGGAACGAGTACTTGTTCCGGGAATTGTAAAAACATTTACATATACGTTTCCGTTTTGAACAACAAGACTTCCATCTTCCATATTAAAATATGGACTTTGATAATAATTTAAACTACTAGTTCCAAAACTTGCCCATGTATCAACCGGAAATTGTGGTCCAAGACTCCATCCGTTATCAGTTGCGTCGTTATTTATTGAAGTGTAATAAGTTGTATTTATTCCATTATTATAAGGACTACTGGAATCGTTTCCACCAATAACAAATAAATAATCTATTCCGTTGTTACTTAATACACCAAGAATTGAATTATAAATAAGACTACTACCACCAGTTGGATTTAATTGCTGCCAAGCTCCAACAACGCCAGTTTGTTGATTAAATATCGCAGCCCAAGGATTATTGTTTTGAACAGATGCAATTAAAACTTGAGCATTTGGACAATAGACAACAGTTGAATAACCATCATTTGTATTTGGAGGTAGATTGCCGTTAGAAATCCAACCAGTTAAATCTGATCCATCGTAATAAGATGTCCATATTGGAGCACCAGAAGTAGATGAAGTACCTTGAATGTAAACGGCATATTGACCAGCTTGGAACAAATTAATTCCAGAAGGCGTTGACTGATACTGCGGGAAAGACGCAAGCCTGTCAACAACATATTTCCCCCCAAGTACATCTTGAGGCTCAGGCCAGTCTGCGTTTCCTGTTGATTCAATAATTGACGATGGAACAAGATACTGAGCAACAAGTGTTCCCGGTTTACCAGCGTTATCTTTATAGATACCAACAGAAATGTTGACCGCATGGTCGTAACCAATCGCATCAGCAACTGCAACAAAATCGTTTTGTGTCAATGTTGCTGATGCGTATGTAGACATTGTCACGACACCAGAACTAATAGCAACAATAGTGGTGTCACTGTCTATTCCAGTTGCATACAAAGGCATACCTACAAAAAGGTTTGCAATAGAAGAGACATTGACAATTGTGTTTGACCCTTCGGTGATGTCTCCAGTGAAATCAACTTCGGGTGCCGGAAGATTTTGATTTGTAATAGGAACACGAACAAAACCAAGCGTTGAATCATTTGCAACAAATGGTTGGTCAATCATGTAACCACCAACTTGTTGCCAGTTATTAAAATTTCCAGTACTTGTTTGTTGAAGCAGTGAACCTTGATACACGACTTGCGATTCGTGCAAGTCAAGAAATTGATTGATGCAACTTACTTCTAATGATTTTTGTTGACTGTCTGCTTCCCATGAGTGTGCAGTAACTGGTGAAGAAGTAATTGAAACAATTCCACCAATCCATTGATAGTTTGCAGCGTTTACCGGAGTGTTCACTGCGTAACTCGTAACTGAACCACCAGGACTTGAAAGCGACCATACCCCAAGCGAACCAAAGTATGAAGCACTCTCAAGACTTGCTAACAAAGAAAAACCAACTGTTGAGCCTGCGCCCTGACTCCAACCCTGCGTTGCACTTTGCGCGGTCATTTGAGTACCCATACCCAGAATTAAATCTGCAGGGTTAGTACCGTACAAAGTGACTGGTCCACCTGTTCCCGGCGATACGTTATTGGCAGCGTAGTTGTAATTAATTTGCACATATCCGGAAACCTCAATAAGGACAACGCCCCATCCGTAGGTAGCAGTTCCTGATCCTTGTGGATCTAAATTGATTGTCCAAGATGATTGATCACCGGGCTGTAAATAACGATATGTAACACTGAGTTGAACCGGGTTTACGTTAGATGAATTGTATTCCCAGTTTTGAAAAACAATGCCAGAGTTTATAGATGCATAACCAGATATGTTAATAAAACCTTGTGATGGAACGCTGAGAACTCCACCGCCAATAGCAATCAAAGTATTGCCAGGAGTTGGGGGCGAAGTTAATGTAACGGTAGTTGAATTTGTTGTTCCGGAAATTAATCCAGAGTTTGCTGTTTGAACAATACTTACAGACATTTAAGTCACGCTTATTAAGTTAAGAGATACGTAACTAAGTGTTCTTTTAGAAGCAATGCCAACACCAGGATATGACCAGATAGCAGACGATCCGATGTTCAAATTTACTTGATCAATGTAGTGAATTTCACCAGCACCGGCAGATGAGATGTTTACTCCAACACGTGCGTAAAGTGCGCCCGCTGGTGCAACTGCACTAACGCCAGCAAGGACCGACGTTACTTGAGTCCAAGTGTTAAGAACTTCAGAAACACTTGTTCCAGTAGTAGTGGTAGAAGAAGAGCTTGACGTATACCACTGGATATACACACTGACATTACGCGCTGTTGAGCCAGGATAAAAATACGCAGATGCGGTATACGTTTGACCCGCAACAACAGGGTAGTAGCTAGCAGGATACGTTCCGACTCCAGTTGATGCGGCCATTGATCCTGCGGCTGTCGCCGTTAATGCAAGTGAGTGTGTGCCATCAAGAGCGCGAGTGGTTGACTGAGCCACTGTTGTGTTAGATCCAGCAACCCAAGTTCCAATTCCAACTTCAAAACTAGAATCATCACGGCACAACATGTTGTTGACCAATCCATACGAACGAGTTGCCCATTCATATGCGGTGTTAATTTGTGCAGAAACGCTGTAATGATATGCAGTGAGTTTTGAAGGAACCGATAACGCTGTGCTTACAGGATATGGGTCGTCTGCAAATCCAAGTAGGTTTCCAGTTGTTCCACCTTGCAAGTAGATGGCATACCCATACGTCTGTACTGCCCAAGTTCCAGACGATGACGAATACGTTGATGCACCAGACGTAGCTGTTGACCTCGACAGGTACACGTCGTTGTATCCGGTAGCAGCCTGGATGTAGTTATTGGTCGCCGTAAACAACGAACCCGGTGTCGAGTTGTAGATCGTTGACCCCGGCTGCACAACAACCCAGTACTGTCCTGCTGCCAAAGTGCACGCAAGTGGAACGTGAAAGTTGTTGATCGTTGTTTGAATACCAGATGGCATCCATTCGGCAGGTATGACCGCAGATGCGTAAATTGTTCCCGACGTTCCTGCTGGCTGTGGAGTGCTACCCGTGCTCGATTGAATTGATACGAGTACGTCAGCACCCGCCCCAATTGCGCCGAGCGACAAGTACACAGCGTTAATGGTTGTGGACGACGCAAGGGTAAACGTAAACGCCAGCGCATTAGAACCAAGCGTGTCTGCAGTGCCCGCAGCAAAAGTTGGGTTACTACCGATGGTACTACCGGAGTAGTACACGGTTGATGGGTGTCCAACCAGGAATTGGTTTGCGTGACCAACAAGAGTTGCTTGGCCTTGAGTGGGAGCTTGCCAGGTCATGTTGGGTTACTCCATGTAAACTCTGCTGTCATTGTCAACGTGTCGCCCGCTGTCCAAGTGAACTGAGGAATAAACAACGCATGATCAAGCAAACTTCCGGTTCCAACTGTGCTGCTTGCGTTTGCAAAGACACCAGCCTCAGTCAATGTAAACGTAGCTGTCTGTGCCTCGAACTGGAATTGATAGAAGGTGTTTGCTGTACCAGATGATCCAGGAGGCGACGAGGTCACAGCAGAGACCTGCGCTCGTCCAAGTTCGTTGTAGAGCGTAAGGTCGGTTGCAGAGGTTCCTACATTCATTGCTGTATTCGGTCCAGGTTGGATCTCAATTGCAAGAAGTGCAGGAGCCGCAGTAACACCCGACTCTGCCCACATAATGTTCTGATATGCGAGACCGTTCATCTGAGCAGCTTGCAAATACACGGGACCAGAGCTTGTCGCCATCATGCTGGTAAATCCATTAGGCTGCGTGATTGTTGGCGTGCTTGCGTTTGCTTCTTCAAAAACAGTAATTACCAACGAGTTTGCATTTGGTGGATTGGTAAAACTTGCTGCGTAACTCGTGGCGTTGATGGTCTGAACAATTGGAGACGAACCCTGATTGCTGACTTGCCACGGCTGCATGACAAGCGTGCTTGTTCCAGTGTCCGTGACCGTGACTTTTCCAGACGTTGCTGTGCTTGCGATTGCCCAGAAGATTGCAGGCGCAGCAAATGATGTGCCGTTGCTGCCTTGAATCTTTGTCCATGTCAGACCGCCAAGCGTATCTGAGATGGAAAGATTTGCTGTACCTCCGTTGTAAGATCCAACGATTACAATCAACATCTCGCCAGCAATCGTAGTAATAGCTGTTGAGCTGCTGCTTGTTACCGATGTCGTACCAGTCGTCACAATATCCAATGCCACAGCGTTATTCATTGTGTCGCCGGTTGCGGCCTTTGACATCGTGACGGTGTTTGTTGATGGGCTGTAGCTTGAAATTGTTGTGTACAACGGAATGCCAGAGGTTGCCTCAATGATCATTCCAGGAGAAAGCGGATAGTAACCGTTGATGGTTTCCGTTGTTGCGCTATTTGTTGCGTTTGCGCTTAACGTCAAGGTGCTACCAACAATTGCTGTGACTTGTGCGCCAGGAGGGATGTATCCCAGTACGTCAGACAATGTCATGCCAACAAAGATTCCCGTTGTTGATGACACACTCGTTACAGAGTTTGAACCAGAAGTGACATTTCCAGTAAACGTCACCTGGTTAGGCGAGACTTGAGTGACCTGAGTTGATCCGCTGTTGATCGCGCCATTGATGCTAAAGGGAGGATATGCTCCCGAACCAACAGCCCCATAAAATGGAGTCATGTAATTTGCGACGGCACCGATCAAAGATCCCTGATCTTGAGCAGCAGACCATGCCAATGCAGACGCAAGCTCACCAAGGCCACCATTGCACATGATGTTCTGAGAAGTCTGCTCACCTGTGCATACGCCGTCGCGTTCAGTGCGAAGCGTAATACGACCGTTGATTGGTGTTAGCCCCATATTCCCGTCTGCCAGATTGCCACATTATAGACCTGATTCGGTCCTTCTACTGTGCCATATGAACCGTATCTCGCATACGTCACGATGTCATTGAGCGCAACGTACTCGCGAGTATTAATGACTTCATGATTACCAGTTTGCGTTCCGTTTGATGTCTTTGTCGGAGACACTGCGGCAAACAAATCCTGGATCGTGAACGGTCGTCCACCACCACCACCTGATCCAAACCCGAGATTGGTACTCATTATGTATGCCTAATCGCTGTGACTTGGCAGGATCTGTACCCGCCGTCTTTAAATGTTATCTGTTGTTGGATAATGAAGAAAGTCGTGTTGTAGATACCAAGTTGGTAACCATTGTCAGAGTTAGGAATGGTGGAGAAGTTTCCAACAAACGTCTGACCTACTCGAAAGACGCCAATCCAAGAAGGGTCTGTGTAAAACGTAATTCGTTCTTGAGGTTCTGAATACTCTTTGAGTACCGAAGCAGCGCGAAGATTCGCTTGTTTAACCGTTGTCAGTGTTTGATCTTTTACAACGGTGGTAAATTTTCCACCGTTTGGAAGCGATGCAAGTTTGCGTTGCTGCGAAACGTTGTTTGATGCCGCATGAACAGTACTGATGTACTTGTACCACAAGTTAATCACTACGCCTCGGGCAGGAGAAAATCCACCATGAGCAGGGTTTGAATGCAATGCCCATACAGGAATCCCTGCACCCGTTACGTTCTCTTGCAAATAAAACGGAGAGGTGGAAGTACGAGATGCATCCCAAACTTCTACGCGATATGCCTTGCCACCAATTGTCAGATAAAAATTTGACTCTTCTTTTTTGGTTGATTGTTCTGAAGCAACAATGTTTGCGGTAGTAACGTCTGGGGTTTTGGAAAGAACCCATGAAGTTTCTTGACCGTTTGCAGTCCACGTTTGAGTTGCGGGAGATTTGGATTTCTTTGCTGTAGGAAGGGTGTAACTGTGCGTTGTGCTTGCACCCTCAACAACACACCGTGTGTAAAAGGTTGACGTGTCGTACTCGTAGTACATCTGCTGAGATGTGTCGACGTGACACTCCCACATGCTGGGTACTGGCGCAGTGATCGTGTCGGTGACCGTAACGTACGATTTGAAAAGCGGGCCTTGGGCTTGAGATCCATAGAACCAAAGTCGCTTTTGATAATCGACGTACCATCCCCACACATCGTTGCCTGACGCAGCTTTTGCAAGTGCGTCCCAGTGATTGGTCAGTTTGTCGTACCCAAGGTTTTGGTAATGCGTAATCGGGGCTTTGTACACACGGCCACTGGAATACTTGGGCGCAGGTTGTGCGCTGATCCCACACTCTGCGTTCTGCGTTAGATCAATGATGATGTCGCTGATGTGCTGCCCAACGTATAGCCCTGATTCAGAAGCATTGTCAGCGAGGTAGGTGTAGTCCACGCATTCGAGCACCCACTCGACAAGTCCAGGAGCACGCCACTGAAACTTTGGATTTGTGATGAGTCCCGCAAACAACACGCCTTCGGCCATGCTTTTTGTCGGCGCTGTTGATGCAGCGTGTACGTTGTTGTCTATAACAAGAATTTCCGAAAAAGGCGGGATGTAGAAGTGCGGATTGCGAGTACCAGATCCGACAACATTTGGGAATGAACTGACACTGGCAGAGTAGTCATCGACCAAAACAATAGTTGCGGTATCGCCTTGTCGTCCAAAGTTCTGGCTAATTGTTGAGCTATTGGATGCTCCACTCCACGACATGAACGATGCGTAGTCTTTTGTACGTTCTACTTGTTTGGCAACAAAGGGAACTGCACGCTCTCCATTGACTGGCTCGCCAATGATTGTTTTTGAAAGCGTCACAACTCCTGGAGTATGCACGGGTTTACCGTGCTTGGGAGTGCTGTTGACGTTGGGTTTGATTGCAGTGACGGTTGTGCCGGATTGAATACCGTCACCAGTGACAAGCATCCCTACAATAATTCCCGCCGTGGAGGAAATGCCCGTAATAAGATTTGAGTAGTCCTTAATATTTCCCTTGAAGTTTACTCCCAGTGCTGGCGGGGTTATGTAGCAAGAGATATTGGGGACTGCAATGCTGTCACTCATGTTGTGATGAGCGGAGTTCCAGAGTTGGGCATGATCTTTGTGGCGAGCACACGACCCAAGTCATTGGCAAATTGATTGATGTTGCCGTACATCGCACCCTGCATGTTGACCGTGACGTTGATCACTTGTCCTCCTCGGGCCGAACCACCTGCAATTGGCGATCCAGTTCTAATCGGAGACACTGTTGTGTTGCCAGTAACCAGTCCAGTTCCTCCTGGCAAGTTACTCAAAGGAATGATTACCTCTGGTCCGGCTTCACCAATAAGCGCAATCTCTGGACTTGTAATTAATCCACCGGCAGCATGTCCTGGAGGAAGTTTTTTTATTGGTTTTGAACCAGAAGATGGCAAACTGCTTATCAATGAAGAAAGAGAAGAACCAATGTTGAAATTTACTGAAGGACTAACAGTTGTTTGTCCAAGAGCATTCAATTGATTTTGAAGTGCGGTAATTGCATCGCTTACCGTTTGGACACCAGGAAGCGCACTGTTCATTGTCTTCAGCGCATCGCCTGGTTTTTGTTGTTCAATCTTGTGCAAGAGGTCATACAACGCTTGATGCTGTGGGTTTCCGTCGCCCTTAAGCGCATCGGTTGTTGCCTTCAACGAGTTAAACCAGTCTACAATCGCTGGACTTGATAGGGCTTTATTCAGATTGTTTTGATCTGTTGCAAGTTGTTGTTTACTTTTTTGCAGTATTTGATCACTGAGAAGAGAAGATTTTGCTACAGAAATACTGTTTTGCTGTTTTTTGTAAAGATCCTCAGTGCTTTTTGAAAGTTGAGAAATATTTTGATTTTCGTTAACGATTGATTGAGCAACACCTAACGATGCTTGACGTTGTTGAAGCTTGGCTTGATTAAGCGCATCCAAAGCATTTTTTGCTGCGGAGGAGTTTTGACCGCTATTTCTTACTGCTTGGTTGTACGCTGACAACGCTGCTGCTTCTTGTTGATTTGCGCTTTGTAGACTTGCTCGTGCTTGATCAGAAGTTACCGCAGCATCACCAAATGAAAGCAAAGCCGATTCAGCACCCTGTGCAGCGGATTGCACGTCACGGAAAGATTGTGCGAGACTTTCGCCGTCATTAGAACTATTAAAGAACCCAATCGCAAGACCTGCCAGTGCGGAGACCGCAACGCCAATCCCGGTTGCAAGAGCCATGAATGGAATAGTGTCCATTGCAATTCCAAAGGATCCGGCAGCAACAGTGCCCTCTTCCATGCTTGCATTGAGCGCTTGTTCTGCTTCTGCTGCGCCTTGAGTACCAATCATCAAGCCATCAATAGAACTTGTTTGTGCTTGGTAAACAGTTGTTAAAGCACCAACAGCAAATTTAAGAGCGGTTTGAATGGCTGAAAATGTTTCCGAAAGAACCTCGTAAGCCTTTAGCGCACCGTACACAAGAGCAATTGCTCCAGCCAATACAGCAAATGCCCATGTCAGTGCGGGAACTTCTTGTGTTGCGTAACGAACAAAGTTAATAACTGGAATAAAAATTCCAGCAAGAGTAATTACCACGGGAATAAGTAATTGACCAATCGTTACTGACAAATTGCTAAACGATGCTTTAAGAATTGACAACTGTCCGCCAACAGTTTTCATTCGTTCTTCTGCGGCTTTTTGCACAACATTTGATTGATTGACTGCCGAGGCTGATGCGTTCCAACCCTTAGCGTTGTTCAAAAGAATTTGAGCAAAGATACCTGCTTTGTTTCCAAAAACATCTTGCAACAATGTGTTCTTGGAAAGCTCACCAGCTTGAGCTTTGTATCCACTGATCTGTGCGCTTAACGCAGATTCAGTCTTTTTCAAACTCTTTGTTTGGGTTTCGGTTTTGTCTGTTGCAAGTTGCTGCTGATCTGCGTACATCTTTATTGCTGCGCTTGCAGCAAGATTACTTGAAGGAAGACGAAGCATCGCACTATTAAATTGAGAAATAATATTTTGAAATGGAAGCATCTTGCCGCTTGAGTCTTTTACCGTAATACCCATTTGAGCAAGAGCAAGTTGTGCAGTTTTACTTGGACTGATAAGCGATTGAATTGTGGTACCGGCAAGACGTGTTGCTTGCATACCAGTACCAACCACGTGACCGAGTTCGACCATCAAGGTTGCCATGTCCTTCAATTGCATTCCTGAGCCAGCAATGTATGGCTGCATGCGACTGAAGGACGTGCTCAATTGATCTGTGCTCAATCCAAGAGCACGAGAAGTATTGAACATAATGTTTGTAGCTTCACTTGCTTGAGATGCGTTCAAGCCAAAGACCATCATGACGTCAGCAAGATCTTTGGTGGTGTTTTTCAAACTTCCACCATTTGCCGTTGCCAGGTTCATTGACGCACTCATGATGCTTACTGCTTGACTATTAGCAGTAGCGGAGTCCGAACTAAATTTCAATTGTCCAGCAACTGGTGCAAGTGCATTGACAATCTGATCCGCGCTAAAGATCACTTTATCGCTTGAATTTAAAAACGAATCACCCATTGATTGGGCTGCTTGCATACCCATTTGAGAGTGGGCTGCAAGGGAGGCGATGCCAGCCTGATAATTTGCAGCAGACTTGACAGTCTCGTATCCGATTACGGTGACGGCAAGCGCAGAAACAATCGCTGCTTTCCGCATTCTTTCTAGTACTCCAGAAATTTTTGCGGAGCTATAAGTTGAAAGATCTAGGCGAGCAGCAGCAATTTCACTTGCACTTCCTACTTCAGATAATCCTACAGCGGCATCAGTTGACGCAGCTTCAACATTGCGCAGGCCATCTGCAGCCATTGTTGTTGACTCTTCGATAACATTGCCCATAGTCCCAACAGCATCAGTAAACTCAGCGACTTTGATATCGGTTTGTTCAATGGCATCGCCAAGACTATCGATTGCATCAACACCAACAGTAGCAATGGTGTTGAATAGCGCCATCATTGGACCGCCAGAGGCAGCGACACTTTCCCCTAGCTCGGCAAATGAAGCTTCGCCCTCCATTGCAGCTTTTGCAGCATTGTCAATATCGCCCGCGAGTGTGTCAAAAAACGTACCCGCAAGCTCTGCAACTTGTGCCAGTTGATCAAGTTGCTCTTGAAGTTTTCTTAATGTAGGGCTGGCATCGTCCTTCATGGTGATAGCCATTGCCAAAGTCAGTGCTTCAGCCATATCACCACCTGCCCTTTCTAACCTTCTGGATTACTTTGGTGCTGTGCTTCAATCTGCATCAGTAGTTCAAACTCTTTGACTTCCCGCCATGGCCTCTCGGACAGAGGGCGGGGGTCAACGGTCACGCCAAGTTTTTCATGCCATGATCGTTCAGACCAGTACTTCTTGATCGTTGGGTGAGTAGTGCTCCCCTGCCTGATCGCTCCCTTTGCCTCCAGCAGGAAACGAGGCAACCTCTTCCTTGGTCTCGGTGTTGGCTTCCATCACCGCCTTCAAAATCTTGTCGTAGACAGTTGTCGGCAAAAGTCCGAGTGACTCTTGAAGTTGCGCCTTGTTGTCGTGCGGAAGAATTTGGTTGTTGTTATCGGTGAGGTTCCAACGAACCACTGACATCAACACCAAATCGCTTTGATGATCTAAAGTTGCGTCGACACGTTCAGGAGAGATAGTTACGGACCCATCACGGGCAAGGCCATCAGCCGTTGCCCGCATGAGCTTCCGCATAACTTGATCAGCTTCCTCGTGCGTCAGGCACTTCTTGATGTCAACCCACCATGTGCCCTCTGGGTCACCCGTAAGGTCGCTGACATCAACTCGTTCATATTCATCCCATGCACTAAGAAAGCCCATTTGTTTCCCCTTTTAGTATTGAGTCGAAACACCGTTCAAGATAATTGCGCTGATGGTGCTCGACGATTGTGCAGAAGGAGTGCTACCTCCAGCAGGATTGTAGTACGCCTCGAAGTTCACTGTCTCAGTAATAACAGAACCAACAGCAACCTTTTGGTCTGTCTTCGACAGCTTCACGTTTGGCATGTTAATAATGATCGTACCGTTACTCGATGGGTGAACCAACGAGAACGACAGCGCAGCAGTTGTTGAAGTTGCGCTTGTTGCCTGAGTGAAGAAGTCGTACGGGTTGAAAAAGTTTAATGTCGCTGCTGCACCAGGAGTAATTGCTGCTGGCTGAGACAACGTAATCGTGTTCGCGGTAAGAGCAGTAATTGTGGTACCGGGAACCAAAAGAACTGCGCTTGCAGCACCAGTTGCGGTAATACCTTGTCCAACAACAAGACCTGTAGTTGAAGCAACTGAGGTGATCGTGCTGCTACCGGCAGTAACAGTTCCGGTTGTTGAGGTAATCGAACCCGCGGTTAACGTGTCAAAAACAACGTCAAACATTCCCGAAACTTTTAACTGAGTTGGGGTCAAGAACTGCAAAGCGTGTGAGCCGTTGAAGGTGTAGGTTTCCTTCAAGTCGTTCTCGATGTCAAGCTGAAAGTTCGTTGCTTGGTAAAGGTTGTAACCACCAAGAGAAAGGTTGAACTCAGCAAAGACATACGGTGACTCGTTAATGAGCACAACAGAACTTGGCGTAGTAGTTGCCTGCACCGTTTGAGCGATCATGTCAGCCGTAAACTCGGCTTCTTTGTTTCCTGTTCCAGCTTTCAATTGGTACTTGTTGACCATGCAACCAGCAAACTGCAGCGACTGAAAGTTGCCAAGGTTCTTTTCCACCGTGACAGTGGGAATGAACGGAGCCGTAGTGTTCTGCGTAATGTTGTGCTGGTACAAGGTGCCAGTTGCAATCGTAAGCGAACTGCTACTAATTGCGCCAGTAGGTGCTTTGCTCAAAACAATTGAACTTGAGCTGGGAATAGATGCAATGGTCGTACCTGCAGCGATATTCGTACCCGTTACAGTTGCGCCAACGTAGCAGTTTGCTGTTGAAGAAAGACCAGTAACGGTAAGCGACGATGTACTTCCCGTTGCACCCGTCAATGTAATCGACTGCGCTGGTGTACCATCAGCACCAATTGCATAAATCAAAAGTTGTACACCGTTGCTTGGGAACAAAGGTGCGGTGATTGCACCCGAGTTCTTCTCCTCGCCGTACAGCGGGTAGACCTGCTTATCCCGAATGGCCTGCATGAGGTCCGGGAAGAAGAGGCTTGGGTCTTGAACAAATGTATTTGCCGACGTAGGAATAAACTGCGTAACAGGGGTTACTGCAGTACCAAACGTCGTTTCCTTCGCAAAGCCGGTCGCAGAAAGCGAGCCGTACTTTTCCTGAAATAAGAAGCTAGGAGCGGCCACCGACCTCGCTTTCCGCGTCGGACTTCATCCGCCGCTTGGGTTTATCTTCAACTACTTCTTCCGAAGCTTCTGCTGCCGGAACTTCTTCGGAAGTCTGTTCTTCTGCGGGAGTTTGTTCCTCTTCTGCAGAAACCTGATCGGTGACTTCCTGAAAATATGGTGATGCTGCCAAACTTTCGCAGCGGTAATCGTCATCGTCGAGGACGGCGATTTGTCCCGCTTCTACTAACCGGGCATCGTTGACTGAACTAAACGTCTGAGATCCAACCCAGATGTCAGGTCCGAGACAGAGAAACCGCCTCACAATACGAACTCCTGTTTGATTGATTCCGCAAGGCTTGACATAAATGCTTCACCCATTGTAGCCCATACATAAAGAGGAAAATCATTAGGCTCAGGGTAACCGTACGCAGTGTTACCAATACCTGGGTGAAATTTACCGTCAAACCTTCCGCCTATACCAAATGGTGCAATAACACCACGAGGGCTTGGACCGGGAGGATAATCAGAAGATTTTTTACCCATACCAAATGCGTAGGGAATATCGTGTGCAACCGCTCCATGAACAACGGAATTAAAGTAGGGAACGTCATCTTCATAAAGAAGTGTCATCTCTGACCCTGAAATCATAGATGTCTTTCGCAATCCGCTCTTCATTGCTCCAGTTTTAAAAGGAGCTTCCTCAACAAGCGCAGCAAGAACCTTGTCTCCCCAACTGTGATTTACGCGCTCTGCCCACGCGGAAAAATTCCACTTGTCAAAGACTCGCCAGTCACCTTCTTTTGTAAATGTAATCGTGGTCAAAATTTCACCTCGCTACCAACTCCCGGCGTACCCACGTACTGCACCTTCTCTTTCACCTCAAAAGTTAATTGAGATGTGTACAGGAGCCACTCTTGTCCAGAGTCACCAATACTTTGCTGCGGAAGATAACGCCAACGAAATTTATCACCAATAACAAGAAGCTGACTTTCTTGGAACGTCACCGGATCAGTAATGAAAATTGCGCCTGTGTAACTTGTACGGATCGTATTAACAATGGTGTCAATAAGATTCGTGAATGCAAAGTTTGCATTCTGTGCTCCGGGAGGAAACGCCCACTGTACGTAGACATACACCTGATGCGTATCTTCGTAAAAGCCCGAGGTGTACGCCATCGTTTGACGAACGCCTTCTCCGTCAGCGTTCAACACATATGCTTGAGGCGTTTCAAGGGATGCTTGACCAGTAGGTGGATCAACCCACACCTCAAGCGGAGAGTTGTTGTACGCACCAACAGTCCCTTGAATCAGGCCCTGAACGTAGTTTTGAATGGCAGTAAGACTCATTAGTACACGCGGCGGAATGGCTTGAGCAATTCAACCATTGCTTGTCGGTTGTGATCAATCTTGTTTTGGCCCGACGACGCACCACGTCCCGGAGCTGACTGAGCAGTAATGGCTGTAGCACCACGTTCAATAGCAAGGCTTTTGACACCAAGCATTGCAGCCCAACGAACGTCTCCAGGCATAGTAGTAAGCGCGACACCGGCGCTATGAGGGAATAACGTACCCGTCTCAAGCGTAACGACACCCGTTCCCTGGGGGGTACTCAGGCCAGCAGTATTCGCACTTACCCCGACAACGTGTGCGGATTCTGTGTTTACACCATCGTAGATGCGACCGTACACGCTTCCATTGACGCCCCATGCGGTGACGTCATCGACGTTAAAAGTTGTTGCACCAGCGGGGTAACCAGTTGTAAAAGTAAAAGTTCCTTCAGCAGCGGCAGCGTTACTCATCACGATACTGTGGGTTGCGACTGACACCACCGTAGTATTGGCAGGAATACCCTCACCGTAGATCGGAGCACCCGGCAAGATATTTGTCGTGCTCGTAATGTTTGTAATTGATGTTGACGATGGGTATGCCATGGTGATGTCACCATTAAACGTGGCTGAAGGAAGCAAACCAGCGTGCGGCCATCCCGAAAGATAAGTCAATCCAACGCGAGTGTTTTTGCGTCCCATTGACCAAAGATTCATATTGCCGATAAGGATTGATGCTTGACCCGAGGTTGCGCCATTCCACGCACCTGAGTCAAAGCTACTCATGATCGGCTGTTCGGGGGCGAGGTTGGCAATTGGAATTGGAATCCACGTCCATGGTGGACCACCGTATGTCATTTGACCAGAGACAACTTGCAGGATTGGTTTGCGACTTGCCAAGAAGCGGGTGATGTAATCGCCCTGCATACCGAGTCGCATACCAGGACCTTGCAGCTCCTCATACAAAGAGGTTGCACGCAGAGTCATTCCGCAAATCGTGTCGCACATGTTCGACGCGATGCCACACATTTCCCAAAGCCGAGACTCAGTAATCGACTGGAAGTTGATACCCAGCGTTGCAGCATCCGACGAAGATGTGATCGAGGGCGGAGCAGAGGGATTGCCAAGGAGGTCAGTTGGTGTCACGTACGGGATCATTTGACCGTCCTTAAAATTTTCTTTTGTTCATCTGCAGGGAGTGCCTTCGCACACCTTGGGCAAATGAATTCCCCCTCAAACCATTGTGCATGATGGTCACACAAAGCGCGACCGCACGCACACATCCCCACAACTAATCTTCCATGACCACGTCGAGCCGGACGAGCACAGTAGTCGCAACCTCCACCCGTCCGGCCCATCGTTTAGTTCTTCTCGCTGACGCGCTCCTGAGCAAGCTGGGCAAGAGCCGCAGCCATGCGACCGACCTCAACATTAGATCGGTTCTTCAGGTCTTCTGCTTCCAACTCTTCCCAGTTTGTCAATGGGACACTACCTGCATTCCAAGCAGCGAATTCGTAGTCTTTGACCAGACGAGCAGCAATTTCTGGATCGCACTGGAATGACCACGTGCGCTCGTCGTTGTTGAACTCGACGCCGTCAGAGTCTTGACTCACAGTAAAATCGCCAAATCCAATTGCATGCACATCATTGTGAACATACACACGGTTACCGTGATCTACGGGACGAGCAGCACGAGGCTTACGTGCTGGCTTCTTTTCGGTAACCACTGCCTTTTCTTCACTCATTGTTGCTCCATTCCAAGGTTTTGGACCCATCACGTGGGCACTTTAACTGCCACGACCAAGCGGAAAAACTACATTTAGGGCAGTATCTTCCGCCTTCGATACGAGGGACAAAGTTCTCAACGACAATGTTATCCGCAACCCGTGGGTCGCGCTTCATTGCGAGGATGTGATCAGACCGTTCAACGGTCATCGCGCCTGAGCGTCCTGACCTGTAGACGGTTCCGTCTTCCATTGTCGCACCCGTAATACCGCGCAGTTCACCGAACTTCTCTCGGATTGGGCGGGTATAAACTTTTGGCATTTGTTATCTCCCCTAAAGGGCATCCGGGTTGGCAAGTGAGAGGGGAGAACAACTCACCCACCAACCCGGAAGCGACTCAGCTATACGGTGTCGTCGAGCTGTTCTGCAATCCCTGAATCAAACCACAGTACTGCGGTGCGGCCATGAAGAACGTACCGTAGCGGAGGATTGATTGACGGAAGGCAGGGTCGATGACCGGCCAGCCGATTTGTGCGTAGTCCTGAACCATTGCCATCTCAACCACGTTGCCGAGGTTGTTCTGGGTCTGCGGCAGGGTGTAGCTCATCAAGAGCGCGTTACCTTGCGGCAAGTATGGGTGGACGATAATCTCCGGGGCGGAACGGGTAACTGGGTTAACCACGTTTGCCACAGCGATACCGGCAGTCACGTCAGACATTTCGTTCTGCTGAACGCGAAGCTGGTATGCAGCAACACTCTCGCCTTGGATCGACTGAGCCAAGTTGTAAGCGTCGTTTGCGGAGGTGATGATCTCTGACGGGTTCGCAAAGTATCCGTGCGTCCCGTTGAACATCTGCTGCAGTGCCGCCTGAACAGTCGAGACGTTCAGGGTGACACCCTCAGCGTTGTTGTAGTAACCAGGGTACACACCAGCCGAAGCGCCTGGGTATGGACCAGTGATACCGCTGACCGTCGACGAAGCGTGACCCGAGAGCACGGAGATCAACGACTCAGCACGAGTCGATGCGTAGGTGCCGGTGTCAGTTGCCGAAGGCGTGTTGCCGGAGGTTGGGAGCGCACCCTGAAGGGTGAACTTGATACCGCCGACGGTACCGCCTTGCGTGCCGGTCGTCCACTGGTAGTAGGTACCAGCCGATGCGCCGGTCGCCACGTAGATCACGTAGTTCATCGCACCAGCGACAGGTGAGATCGTAATGTCAATCACGTCACCAGTGGTGAAGCTGCTGACAGTCGCTGCAGGCGAAGCTGCAGTCTGACCCCAGAAGTTGATCGCTGCAATCTTGACGTACACGTTGGTCGTGACGCCAGTGACAGGCGACTCAGATGCGCCAGCAGTACGCTGTGCAACCGTTGGTGCTGCAGGAGTTGCAAGCGGAACGGCAGTCGATGCCAAGATGTCGTGCTCTTCGAGGAGCATGAACTCTTGAAGAAGGACGAGCGATGACAGTCCGTAGATGTCATCAAAGCCCTGACCAGCGAACTGAGCAAGCCACGAGGTGGACTCAGTCAGTGCGTAGAACTGATAAGGGATCTGCATGTCGTATGCGCTCTGCGAACCAGTTGCTGGCAGGTTGTTCGGCCATGTAAGAGGTCCACCACCGGATGAGAACCACTCGTACGTGGAGTCATCTTGCAGGGTGCCCAAGTTGTTCGGGAGCGACCCAGTGATGTTGGACATGATCTTTGCACGGTGAGACGTACCCTGACCAGGCACACGCGGAAGCTTATTACGAAGCGGCGTGTAGACAGGGTAGATCGTGCGAACGAACGGCACGAGGTCGAACGGCACAAAACCGGACGACAGTGGCGTGGAGAGCGTAAAGCTCTTACCAATCGCCTGACCAATCTCCTTGCTCCATTGATTGGAGTTGATGCTTCCAGCAACAGCCTGCGGGCTGAACATGTTCATCGCGTTGACTGCAGCCTGGAATGGGCCAGAGAAGCCCTTCACTGCCTTGTGCGGCTTGGTCAGACCCTTAATGGTGACCTGACGCAAAGTCTCTGATGCGTAGTCAGCAAGACGCTGAATCTGACGCGGGTCCGAAAGCTCGGTGCGAGTGGACAGACCACCACCGGAGCTTTGCAGGAGACCATAACCCTTAACCATTTGCGGCATAAGAGTATCGCGGAAGTTGCGAGCACCCTTCTTGCCTTCGCCGTATCGACCCGATTCGACAGCCTCACGGAGACCATCGAGTCGGTTACGGCTCGCACCCTTAGCAGTTGCGCCTTGCAGCGTACCTGCCAGGTCTGAACCCCATCCGTTTGCCACATTTCCTCCGTTATTCGCCGTCTGCGGTCATCAACGCAGCGAACTTGTCAGGACTTACAAGTTCCTGAAGTTCAACAATTGCTGCGTGTGACACGTCCGAGTTACGGTCGTGAATCCGCTTAGACAATTCGCGGGCACGTTGGACACGTTCCCGTTTTGTTTCGTCGACCTCCGCAGAGGCGAACGCCTTGTGTGCAGGTGCAAACTCTGCAATCCGACGTGCAGCAGTGCTGACGTCAGGACGAGCGAGTTGCTCCTTCAAAGTTTTCTCCAACTTGGCAACGCGCTTGGCGTAACCTTTGGTCGCTTTTGCGATTTCCTTCTTGAGCTTCTTCTTCGAGTTTTTACTCTTTGAAGCAGCACCAACATTCTCCACGTTGTGGAGAGTTGAGTCTGGGAAGGTAGGAACCGAACCGAGCGGTGATGCAGGTGAGTACATCTCCGGTGCGGTACCAAGTCGCTGACCAGATTCATTTGCAATACCGTCACCAGCCGGGCAAATGCTCGGGTAGTTCATGGCGATTGCGTCGTGAAGCTTTGCCATTGAAGCACCAGCTTCCGGGTAGAAGCCTTGTGCGCTCTTGGTGGAGACCATGTCTGCCATCGAGGTGCCACCGACCAGCGAGGGACGAGTTTCGTTCGTGGTCAAAGGACCGCGTTGGAAGTCGCTTGCAGCCAGTGGGGTTGGCTTCGGGAAGTTCGTTGGGTGGTTCATGGTGCTTGCAGTTTCGTCAGTTGCACCAGGAAGGAACCCACGTTGGAACGAGGAAGGATCTTCCAGGTTCGGACTTGAAACATTCAAGTTTGGGTACGAGTCTTGGTACGACTTCTGTGCGATGCGTTGCAAAGCGTTGAAGTCTTTGACTTCCATCTGGGTGACGTTGTGTGCAGCCAGGAACGCCTGTGATGCAGCAGCAATAGTCGCGGGATCTGCCTTCGGACCGGACGACTTTTGAACTCCCTCGCGGAAGATTTCAGTGTCGAGGATCTCGGCAAGCTCCTTCTTGTTGACACCCTTTGTGTTACACGCAGGGCACAAAATGTCGTGCAACTTTTTCATTGCACGCATCTGCGACTTGGTTGCCTTTGTGGGCTTGACGGGTTTCGTAGGCTCAAGGGTTTCCTTGTCCTCTTTCTTGCCCTTCATGTCCTTCATCTGCTTCTTGGACTTCTTGGACTTCTTGGACTTCTTCTTGTCCATGTCGTTGTCGTCGTCACCTGTACGGTGAGCGGCGTTGTCCTCTGACTGTGCGTTCATGGCGTCATGCAAACCTGAGTCTGCATCAACCAGAGCATCGGTAACATCTGCGTCAACGTCGGGAATGTTTCCCTTCTTGACCTTCATGTATCCCTTGCCTTTGCACTTCATGCACTTGCCGTTGTCGCATGTGCCCGTACCTTCACAAGCGGAACACTGTGAGCGACCTGCGGCCTTTGATGCCTTAGCCTTCTTGTCCTTCTTGTCTTCGCCCATCTCCGCCTTCCATGATTCGGGCAATTCATCAACAAACGACTCACCCTTACGGCGTGCAATCGTGATGATGTTTTTTTTCAATTGGTCTGACGAGTAGTTATCTTTGCCAGCGCGACCAATACTTGATGCGGCATCACTCACATCTCCCGGTGTGACAATCGGGAAGCTGCGGTTCTTGCCTGCAAAATCTTCTGAGGGGATCTTGTCACGATCCGTACCGCCACCAACATCAGGATCCATCTTCCTCTTGGTGACAATGACGTTGCCATCGACCTCGAACAAGTTCGGGTCGTAGCTTGACTCACGAACAGCAAGTGCTTCGGAGTTGCTCTTGAACGTGGCAACAATCTCTCCGTGTTGCAAACCCTTAAGTGCCTTTACAAACGCATCACCGTCAAGGCCCTTTAAGTTTTCATTCACGATCTCAACGGCCTCAACAATTTGCATCTTGCCCTTACGCTTACGTCCCATAACAAACTTGCATGAGGTGTTAGCAGGGTAGTCAACAACGGAAACTTCATTAATAAGACTTGGATAAAGAATTCCGTTCTTTGCTTTTTGACGAGCACCGGGAGAAGTATCAAGTTCTCCGTCAGCAATGCCAATAGAGAATGCTTGATACACACCCTCATTCACAAGCTTTACGGCAGTGGGTTCAATAATTTTTGCGGTGAGGTAAGGAACTCGATCAATAAAGTCAAGTTGCACTCCCTTACCTGCAGGGGGAAGCAAAGGTGAGTGTTGTTGACGAACGTTTGCCCATTCGTCAAACCAGCCCTGAAGTGCCTTTGCTGCAGAATCAGCGTCAACAATTTGGCCATCAAGGTCAAGAGAGTCATCGGTGACGGGTCCACGAACGGTGACAGAACCGTCTGCGTTCTTATCACGTTTAGTAATTGGAACAGTTAAATGTGCTTGCGGGAACTTAGCCACAAACCTCCATTACGTGTGGACCTTGCCTCAGAATAACAAACAGACGAACTCATTACCTAAATATCTCGCTCAATCTGCATATCCATAATCTGACGACGCCAGTCATCTTTCTTTTGTGGAGTACCTACCCATGCAGGAACTGAACTAAGATCGGCAAGTACTGCAGCAGTAACTCGGTGATGCCCATCGGCAACTTGTAACAAACCGTCTTCACCTGGGTCGACTGCAACAATTGGCTTCATCTTCTTACCTTTACGAAGCTTCTTTGCCTTTTTCTTAATATCTTCAATGTCTTCTTCAGTAGAAGGCCCAGTAACAGAAATGTTTTCTGTAGGGACATCTTGAAGTTCCCATGACATGTTGTGTACCCAGTCGAGGCTGTCTTCTGGATATGACTCCGTCAGATACTGATGTACAAGATCGTTCTCGGGAAGCGGCGTTGCCTGTTTCTTCTTTGCCTTGGTCACGTGAAATGATTTGCTTTCTGTCTCTCGGGAAGCGGCGTGTGATGCAGTCGCAGGCCCGCTCGGTCCAGCAGCTTGAGGAGTAGGGTCAACGACTTGCTCGCCTCGTGTCGGATCAGCAGGTCCATTGTCGGAGCTGCCGGTGTTGGGGTTCATGTCGCGTGAGATCATCTCAATCTCAGCTCCCAACGGCATAATGGAGTTCGATGTAAATGCCAGCGGTACTGTTGACCATGGCTCACCCAATGGGTCCATACCAAGCTCAACACGTGCCTCGTCAATAGATGCAATCGAGTTGTTGACACGATCAATCCACTGCTTTTGTACGTCTTGAACATTTTCGCCAGCATCAGCAATGCCTGCGGTAAACATCATGTCCGCTTGTCCAAATTGAATCTGGAACAGACGAGTAAAGATTCTCTCAATGAGATGCGCTCGCGGCAGGGCGGAGCGACGGACGGTCATGTCCAACGCAACCTCTGCGTCACGTTTGGCCTGTGACGGAGACTGAAGGGTTCCGACCTTTGGTGTGAGCCCTAGGTCAGAAATCTGCAGACCAAAGGCCATAGCAACCTCGGACACCATTAACGTGTCAAAGCTGTCGCCTTGTGTGATTTCCTTTTGTGGCATGACCTTCGCGCCGGGAGGCAGTACAATCACCTGATGACGAGCTCCGAGATCCCCGCCGGTCATGTTGATTGCCTCTTGGAGTTCACGCGCTTCTTCAGCAGTTGCCACCATCTCGCCAGGATCGAGGAACACAGATGGCAAGGAACCGGAACGGTAGAACTCCCACTGCCATGTTTGGCGTGCCATCATAATCGAGACCGGCAAGAGGCACTGCTCAAGTGGACCAAAACCATACGGGGTCCACGCACGGGTGTTCTGGCGAATGTACAGAAGCTGATCGCTCGACCATTCGTCAACCGATTCGGTTAACTCCTCGATGATGGGGTTGAGTTCTTTCAAGTCGTCAATCGTTGCATCGGGACCCAAGTTAATGATGTCCATCAAGTCAACGCGCGGCACGCCCCAAATGAGTTGTTGATATGCAGGCTGAGGAGGCAACGGTTTCGCGCCCCACGTATTCAGCAACGGACGAATAGTTGATCCGTCGATCAGCTCAAGGGCAGCCACATTCGATCCGAGCACACCAGCGTTCTTGCCAACGGTACCTTGCACATGCACCGATACAGCATCGAGCACAATCAGATCTTCAAGGAATGCGTTGAGCCATTCGTAGAACCCTGAGTAGTTGCCAGGGTCGATCTCGTACATGATCCAGTTCCACAACTCTGCACGGCGAACTTCAAAGTCTTTGCGCTTGGATGGGTTCCCCTGCATTGCCTTCTCTGCAGCGGGGGTAGGAACGATGTTCCATTCCATGTTCAAGATGTCGGACTTACAGATCTCAATCGCGCGACGTGGGATCGACCCAACTTCAGCTAAGTCTCGTAGAACTTGAAAGTTGGCGAGCTTGATACCTTCGGTACCTGGCTGACCTACGGGAAGGTTCCACCCAACGGGGAATTGAAATCGTCTGGGGCGCGGGCGACCAGAGGGACCTTCCGGGATATCAATCGGGTTCGGAAGGATCGGCTCCATCGGCGAGAAGTCGCCGCTGCGAAACGTATCAAAGGTACGCGGCAACGCAGTGCCGTACATCGAGGCCCAGTTGTTATACCCCTGAAGCATGGGGTTGCCCTGGCGCGTCGGCGTCTGAATAGTGGTGCCTCGACTTGTTGCCATAAGAGCTTGGACTTGTGAACTCTTGGTTGCCATACGCTCCTTACGGCAGACGTTCTATACAGTTTGCCATGTTTATTCTGATCTTGTTACTTTAGCGACAATTTCTCTTGGGCTTAAGGTTCGTTCAGATTCTTTTTTAATACGTTCGTTTTCACGTAACGTCATCTTTTGTATCTCTGTCGCTGTATCAATCTTACGTGCTTGTGTTTCAAGCTCTTCAGTCATCTGAGATGGACTTGACCATACATCTTCCGGCCAAATTGTTTGTGGGTTTTTTTCCCACGTTTTCCAAAACTCAGTTACACGAGGCCGACCTAACTCGTCCATCTCAACTTTTTTCACACGATTACAGAACCCGTGGTGATAACCGCCGCAAAATGAACATACAACTTGCGCCCAACGTGATGCAATTTCTTGACGTTCTTGTTGTGTAAGTGATGATGTACTGCTACGTACCGCTTTTAACTCATCAAGTGACTCACGTAATTCTTTATTTTGATATTCAAGATATCTAATCCGTTTGAGCATGTGTCTCCCCTTGGGTAATCACGGGTAAATTACGTTTCTTACGTTCCCCTTGATGATAAACATTTGCCCAGGAGCCTGCTCGGGGGGCTTCAATCTCTTTTGGCATATCAACTGTCGCCTTAAAGAGTTGCGACCAGTCGCCACCAGAGGTTAAACCAAGGGCATACGATGCCCAGACCAGTGCATCCAAGTTGTCTGGGGACTGTGGGGACTCTACTGTCCATGTACATAACTGTGTCTCAAGGTCAGGGAACTCACCGACGTGATGAATCCGTTCCTGTTCATACAACGCAGAGACAGGTTCTGCGCGGACGCGCTTACCTCGGGTCGCTCGTACGGTCTGGATGGGGACTCGTGGGTCCACTGTCCCAATCGTAAAGGCAATCATGTCGCCACCGTTGTTGACTTCGGCCACGATACGGTCAGCCTCGTAGAGCTTGTACGCAGCGATAGCTTTTTTGGCCCACTTGTCTGGCTTGGCCCCTTGGATGGTGTAGTCAGCCAAAACGTAGCCGTGACCATCTGTGCCCTTGCCCATGACGACAATACCCGTGGAGTCTGAATCTTCGCCAGATGTCACCGCTGGGTCGACCGCCACGACAATACGCACAAGATCCGGTACATCTTCTTCCTTGACTCGGCCTTCTGAAATCTTGTCCAAGGAGGTGACAGCACCGTCGACGGCAGACAAGAGAAGCCCTTCAAGCTCCTGCTTACCGATTCGTGTTCCGGCATACCGTCGCTGGAGTTCTGCCATCGCAGCCTCGGACAGGTTGTCGGCGTTCTCCCACATCGAACCCGTGGTGATTGTGACTGCTTCGTCCTCGAGGTCCTCTGCTCGCTTGACAAGGTCCAGCATCAGCAGAGTCATCTTGGGGGTGGTGGTCACCAAGACACGGGGGTCGGGACCAATACGAATCGAGGGGATTAAGCCTTCGTGCCATGCGGCTGGATACCGCCAGGAAGAAACCTCGTCGCACCATGCTCGTCGGATGTTGTAACCACGCAAGCGGTCTGGCTGATCTGCGGAGGCGAGGTGGATGACGCTCCCGTTGGTGAGTGTGATGTCACCTGAGCCTTTGTTGTAATCAGCAAGTTCGCCCTCCCGTAAGTTGGCAAGGATTCCCGATGGACCTTGCGCACAGACCAACCGCACGTCGCGCCATGTCGGAGCAACGACGGCGTACTCTGATGGAACCTCTCGTGCCGACTCGATCAGCCAGTTGGCCCCGGACATGGTCTTACCAAAACCACGTCCTGTCATCATCAGCCAGATAAACCAATCCCCATCAGGGGGGCGTTGCTTTGCTCGCGCATGGTTCTTCTTCCAACGACCATGGGGGAGTCCATTGCAGTTGGGGTTATCGCAGTACCAATCAGAGACCCGTGTCGTTTCCCTCCGGGCTATCTCCGCTTTCAATTCTGCGAGCTTCTTCAATTTCTCCTGGTTCTGAATCACCAGCTTCGATTGTGAGTTGCTCAAGGCGTGCTTGGTAGTCTGCGATGGCATTGTCGAGTATGTCCTCTGTGATGACCTGCACCTTAGATTGGGCCGGTGCATACAACCCAATAATCTTCGCACGATGGTCCATAACTTGCAGCACTCGTTCTACTGCATATCCTTTGCCCTCCATCGCCTCGGGCCACATCGCAGCTTCAAGGGCTTTGAGCTTGGCTAACTCCTCAAGCGCATAGTCCTGAAACTTCTCAGCGTGGATCTCCCTCCACCGCTGCTTGATCTGTTTGATGTCTTTGTTGATACACGCCGGTGACACCCCAAGCACCTCAGCCATCTTCCTCTGAGTGACGTGCTGGATCATCATCTGCTCGACACTTTCCTGTCGAAGCAAGCGGTCCGTCTCAGCATTAGCGTTGAACTGCGCGAGTGTCATACAACCCCTATCTTAATCAATAAGGACGTGAAGTTCCGTTTCCACCCAGACCTTTGCACCACACGACAAAGGCTTCTCTGGCGAGTACACAAATCTTGCAACGCAATTACCGTGCTCGTCAACGATCCTCACATCATCACCGTACGTATTCTCACGTGACGTTTTCACTGAGAACACAGGTTTTTTGTCGTCGCTCTTTGCATTGTGTCGTATGTTGTGCTGATTGACGTGGATTCTTTTTCTCATGGGGGTGAGTCTACTTGAAAAGACGGGGGGTGGGTATGGGTTACCTATTGGGTTACCTAATGGGTTACCTATAGGTATACCTATTGGGTACCTACTGTCTTGTGTTGAAAGTGGGTATGGGATTTAGTGGCGATGGCGTGAGGGGGCTATGCGAGTATTTGGACCCATCCCGTCAAATCTCACCTGGGGGTACGCCCGCCCGCGTACGCGCGTGTGCGCGTGCGTGTGTGCGTGTGCGCGCGTGCGTGTGCGTGTGCGCGCGTGCGGGGGCGTGGGTGCGTGTGTGCGCGGTCGACTAATGCGCCGATCCCGCACCACCGAACATG